ATAAGGCTATGGAATCTGAATCTCTTCTTGCCATAAAGAATGCTGAGGAAGAGGTTCTTACTTTATTACGTAAAGGAATCAGGGTATGGTGGTTTTACAAAGATTTTTTAAAGGACGAGAAGATAAAGAAGTTGAAATATGAGTCTGGGGATACCAGAATGTGTTCAGGTGTTCCTTTTATCCTGTTACAACTTTTTCGCCGCTATTTTGGAGAGTTCATGAGTGATTTCTTTGACATGAATTTGGATGTTGGTTCTGCCATAGGCATAAACCCTTATTCTGGACGATGGGATGACATGGCTCGCATGCTATTGCGTTTTTCTGAAGATAAGGATGAGAAATCAATAGGAGCCGGCGATTATTCCAAGTATGATGCTCATCTACAACCCTCTGTTTTACAAGGGGTTTTAGATATTATACAAGCATGGTATGGATATTCTGATCATGATGGTTATAACATAAGAGCACAATTGTGGGCAGAAATAGTAAATTCCAGACACGTTAGTGAATGTGAAGTCTATGAATGGTATAGTTCCATGCCTAGTGGTAATCCCATGACTGCCATAATTAATACGATGGCTAACAATATCATATTCAGATTAGTTTGGATAGACTTGGGCTTGAATATAGATACTTTCAATGATAATGTAGCTTTTGTATCTTTGGGTGATGATCATGTTTGGTCTACGCATTCTTTATGCAGGAATGCTTTCAATGAGGTCTCTGTGGCTGAGTCTATGTTTAGGCTTGGTTTTAAGTACACCACGGAACTTAAGGTGGCGTCCACGTTACCTTATCGCAGATTAGAAGAAGTGGAGTTTCTTAAGAGATCGTTTAGGTTCGAAAAGACTTTTAACAGGTGGGTAGCGCCTTTGCGTTTTGAATCAATAATGGAAATGTTGAATTGGACAAAGAAAGGACGTTTGGGGGATCAGATCACGCTTGACAACATAGTCAACGCATTGAGGGAGATCTCCCTACACGAGCCGGATATTTATTCAGTTTGGTATGTACATTTACGATATCTTTCAAAAACTTGTTTTCCAAATCTCACGCCGAATGGAGTCATAGATTCTGAACGTGAGGCCATACTCTCAGC